CGGCGAGAACCCGGCTGACTCGATTTCTTCTTTGGTCAGCATAATGTTGCGAGGCGCGATAGGGCGGCAAGCGGTTGGATGGTTTTGTTCCAATGCTATCCAGCCGAGGAAGCCCGCCATCAATACATCGTCGTGGCCAACTGAAACGGTCCAGCGCCAATTCATCTCCAGCTTGGCTTTCTTCATTTGCTCGACAAAGATTTTATCTTTAGGTACGACCCGCTTCTCGTGCAGCGCAGTGCGGAACAACGAAAACATCATTTTGCGATAGCGGTCAGAAGTCTCAAACCCGTAAGCCGATCCGTGTTTCGACCTGTCAGCGCGGTCATCACGGCCCTTCCAGAGATACTGATTAGGATAGTAGTAAGTGTCTCTGAGAGCCTTCATGGTCACGTAACCGATGTTGTTCAACTCTACATTCAACATCGCGCCGTTGAAGTAATAGCCAATCGCAGCCGCAGCAGGAGCCAACTCCTCTGGCGAGACACGCGACATATACCGCGCAGCAAGGTCGCCAGTCTCTGCATTCCAAACCACAATAGCCGCATAATCACCAGGAGCCATGGTTGATTCTTCACCACGCGCTGAGTCTACCCCCGCGAAGTAATGGTGACCTTTTTGCGGGGTCTCGTAAACAACGAGCGGGCCATCAGTTCCCTTCTGAAGCTGGCCGTGCTTCTGATCGGTGGTAAGAACACATCGGCCCTGCCACGGAATTTTTACAATGGCGTTGCTGGCAAACTGCATCTCCTCGATGGTGAAAGCGGGGTTGCCAGTCGCAACGAAGGCTTCTTCTGGTTCTGACGGATATTCCGCTCGAAATTTCTCCAGGATTCCTTCACATTTTGTAGAAAGAGTTTCACGAAACCATGCGATGCGGTCCTTGCCGAGAGGAATTTTCTTTCCCGTCTTCCAATGCTTAATGTCGTTCATTAAGCGACGCTCGTACTCATCGCGTGGAGCGTCTTGAGCAAACTCCTCCGGCAGCACATAAGCTGGATCATCCCACCAAGGAAGGAAAATAGGCAGGAACTCATTATCCCCGGCTACCGCCGCTTCCCACGCTTGATAGTAAGCCTCGCCAGGGCCTTCCATTCCGTTGGCCGTGCTTTCGATCATGCACGCATTATTGGGGTCTTTAGAAAGCGTATTCATCAGGCTGGTGAAGACTCCCTCGTAGGGATAAAATCCAGCTTCTGTGAGGTGCAAGAAACTGGATGTCAACCCACGCTGACCGTGAACTGTAGCCGCAGTGTGATGAGTGAAAGATGAATCCGGACCATCAGAGTGAGGCCAAATGAGAGTCTTCTTAGTCGGCTTCGCTGCGCCAGGGTATAAGTCTCTACAGTCCTCACGAAAGCTGCAAGCCATAGCAAAATTCGCAGCAGCAACTTCAGCGTTCTGTGCTATGCAACGAGCGAGAGCACCGGGATGCGCAATACAATGCGCTTGTCCGAGTCCAGTGGCGAGCGTAGAGAGACCGACTCTGCGCCCTTTCAAAAAGATCATGAATAGGCGCCGGTGTCGTGCAAGATGTTCTTCCGCGAGTTGAAACACTTCCTTTTGCTGCTGACGGAGCGTGAAAGGGATAAAAGTCCCGTTATCACGATCACGGATACTCAGCCGTGTGAATAACCGCTCGACGTGATCGAGATTCAGGGGCAAAATGAAATCTCCTAATTACTCAGTTCTTGCAAACTTTCCAAACAGCCCCAGCGGGTCCGGTCCTTCGCTAGGCAATAACATCAGCTCGCGATAACTTCCAGTCAGCGGATACCTTCGCAGAAATCCGCGCGTCACGTCTGACCGAGGCTGCTCGCGATACTGTGGCCAGATTTCGCAGATCGTGTCGTAGAGACGGTCGGCGGGAGAAGGCGTCACGCGCCCTCCCGCACCGGATACTCTCCCGGCATCGCCAACTGCAACGACACCGGCATCATCGGCCCGTGATGAGGCTGGCCAAGGACCAGATCCGCGCCGGCGGCGATCAACGCACGCTCGTCGGCAGTCAAGCGATACCGGGTTAAAGAACAAGGAACGCCAGCGTTATTCTCGCCACCCGCGAACCATATCCGCGCGACGATGATCGACAGATACTCAGGCTGGTCGAGAGCAACTACTTGTTCGGCGGGGATTTCGGCGGCGGTAAGGACGGGGGATACGGAATCCATCAACGTGCCTCCCCTAACAGTCGATGGGCATTGGCATGAAACTGGGCTTCCCGATTTGCCTCGGCGTTCCTTCGCTGCATATCGTCAATCTCCCGCTGAGACCTGTTTATGCGCTCAAAGGCATCGTGGAACGAAACGCACGTGCGAATCGCAAGATTCGAGAATACCAAAACATCCATCACTGCACCTTCTTCTTCGCAGCCTGCTCTTCATTCGCCGTGTTGTGCTCTCCCGAGTGCCCGTGCTCACGCATACAGTAAGTACTGGCCTTATGCTTGCTGTCGAGAAAAATCAGCGCGGAACAAGGAACAAACGGATGAAGGATAGAGTACTCGGTTGTCATTGTATTTTCCTCAAAACTGGTGCGCGCAAATCAGTGATGACCCGCGAGACCTGATCGGTCTGCTCGCCGCACACCGCGATATGCTGGTCCAACACAGACAGCGCCTCAAGCAAGTCTTGCCGTGAGGCTTTCTCCAGGCCACCGGGGACAAGCAGAACTGGGTTGGAATACTTCGAGAACCCCACCCCTTGCTGGGTCATCTCCAGGAAAGTGGACATGGCCTCTGGTGACTTGACGATCACAATATCGTCCGGGCCGAGCTGGAGCTTCTCAACTGACTCACGAAGGATTTGTTCGTATTTTTGGCTCATCGAATCTCACCCATGTCCGCGCCATCAAACCGCAACTTGTTGCGCTCTTCCTTGGGCAACATCCGTTCCTTGTTCCTCTCGCGCACACACATTGGGCCACAAAAACGATAAGGAACAGGCACACCCGTCTCAGGGTCCATATCGCTCCCAATCATCACCCACTGACTCTTGCGCGCTTCTTCAAGCGTCTTCCCGCAGCCGGTGCAACGCTCTGTGTTCTGCTCATCCATGCGACCCTGCAACGTCTCAGCAGCGAGATTACACTGATGCCTCATCTTCGCCAGCATTTCTAGGCCAGAGGCAACAGGCAGCTTGCGGAAGTAGTTCCTGACCTCCAACTCAGTCGCGGAAAGCGCAAGCTGAGCAGCGACGTTGGCGGCAGCCAAGGTGGAATAGGGGTTGCGAGGGTTAATGGGCGCGGCAAGCGGGACAGCTAAGTCCGCTGCCAGGTCCGCTGCCAGATCCGCTGCCTCAGCCTCGGCGCGCTGTGCCTGAAGAGGAGAGGAGTGCTGACGTGCGGGAACTGGCTTAACTGTGGGTACGGCGCCCAAACCTTGCGTGGGCTGCCCGGTGGTGACTGCTGCGAGACGAGACATGTGGATTCCTTTCGAGGTTGAAAATTCGCTAGTACATCTGGGATTCGCGTTGCGAGGATTCTTCCGGCGACAGCGGCGCGCGCGGATCACCATACAGGTGCAGCATGAGCTCCGAAGCTCGCGCCACCCTGGTCCAGTAAGCCTCTTCAGTCTTGAACTCTTCCCTGCTGGCCACGTGATCGTCCATCTGGGGGCAGAGCTTTCCACCGACCGCCATCTGAATGTGAAGATTACCGTTGCCAAGAATTTTGTACGAGACCAACTCGTATTTGCCGTCCCTACTCCGCCGCGCTACCGGGTCCCAACCAATCGTCGTCGGCTGCTGCCTGTACATCTGAGGCTGACAGACCACAGGCGGCACGGTCATCAGCCCGCCTGACTGTGCAAGTGAGCTCCTAACCTCACGCCGGTAGAACTCATCGGTCATAACGCGCACGGAGAGCTTATGGTTCACATCACGACACGCTTGGCAACCAAAGACGTGCGCGTGGTCCTTCGTCTGAAGGAAGACCATCTGACGCGAAAAGCTGTCCGGGTGCTGCGGATTCGTGCAAAAGGGAAGATTCATACGATTATCCTACCTGATCTTCAAACTGCGGTCCCACGTCTTGACCTGACCCTCACCGTGACAGACCGGACACGCGCCTTGGAACCCCGCCTCGCCGACAATCTGACCTGCGCCGGCACAGCGGCCGCAAGGCCGGCCGGTGGTGGCAAGATTGCGCGGTTCACGTTTGCGAGGAGCGGCTTTGACTTCAACAGGCTCTGTTGGCACGGCTGGCTCCTGGCCAGCTTGTACCGCTTGCTGAGCCTGGAACCGGCGGTCTTCGGCCTCCCTGACTTGGTCCTTCTCATCCTGTTCCGCCTCAGCAAGAAGCCGGTCCATCTCTGCCAAAGCCAACTCCGGAGCGGGGGGCGCCGCGGCATCCTGGAAGATTTGCGGTTTGCGCCGCTGGGCTGGAATGACAACTGGATCGCTCGGGCCTGGGGTAGGCGCGGGAGACTCTCCTGTGGCCTGCTCACCGGTTACGCCGGATTCGAGGTCTGCGGCGAATTGGTCCTGGATGTCGGGTGGGGCAGGAGCGGAGGGCGCTGATTGCTTGGCTGCATACTCGGCTGCGGTTTGCGGTAACTGTGCTGGCTGCCCCGCTCCTGCCTGCCGCTTCATCACCTTCATGTCCCCGTCAGAAATTACGGAAATTTTACGAGCGCTATTAGCCAAAGCGAGAACAGCCTGAACCATTGCCTTCCCACGTGGGCCGGTCGAGTTGATAATCAGATCACCTTCGTCGTCGATCACGGTGAGAATTGGCTTGACTGATTCGATGCTATCCGCCATCACTTACCTCTTTCCAATTTACGAATTTTAGACCTGTTACTAGAACAAATCTTGCACTTCCTGTGCACAATTCCGCTCGGCAAATGCGTCGCGTAAAAGCTCCCATCAACAAAAGGATGCCCGTGCAAGCAGTGCGTAGCGAGAGGCTTTCGCCAGAGACGCATTTTAACTGGGTTGGAGACATGCTTCCAAGTTTCCCCGGAAAGCGCCGCGCACATAACGTTGACACTCACCCCGTATCGCGCAGCTAATTGCTTACTGGTCAGACCGCCAGCATACTCTCTTCGCGCCTGTTCTACCAGCTCATCTGTCAACTTAGAAAGACCTGTATACTCCCCCTTAGCCTGTCTTCCCTTGGCAACCATATCATCGCTATTATCTCTAGGAGTTCCAGGGAAAATATGGCGCGGATTAAAGCATTTGGGATTGTCGCAACGATGCAACCCTTTCGGCATCGGCCATTCACCATGCACAATCTTGTAAGCCAACCTATGAGCGAAAACCGGCCCTCTTTTCCCGCTGGGAGACAGCAGGGTGAGAGTCCCATATCCTTGCTTATTGGCGTAGAAAGGCCACAGCATACACGCATCTGTATTGACGTTCACAACATTAGAGACCAAGTATTCGTATGCAGTGATCCGGCTCATCATTTACTCCGTTCCACTGCTTTGACCATATCCGCACATGCCTCACCAAACTCCGCGCCGGTCATCTCAGCCAACCGTTTTCTTGGCCTGCGCCGCTCAGGGACTTGAAGATCGCGCTCCTCCCAACTGATCGCGCCACCGCCGTCGTCCTGTTCATGTTCGTTGGCGCTCATGCTTTTGGCCTCTTCTCTATTCCAACACGCGCTCGCAGCCTCGCAAGCGCCTCCCCCGCAGTCTTAGGAGGCTCTGATTTTACATACGTATCCAGTTCCAACACAGCAGGCACGGGACGTACTGGGCCTACCTTCACTTTTCCTGTAACCCAGACAGGACGCGCATCCCCTCCGTCCTTATCTTTGGTTGTCGGCCATTGGTCCAAAGAAGGAAGCCCCTCACGCTTACGCCAAGGAATCGGAGGTTTACAATCGTTAGTGATTCCGAAGACACGGAGCAGAAGCGCAACTCGTAAGTTATCACTCCAGCGGGAAATGGCGGCCAACATCACGTACAATCTAACAATCAGATTCATCGTGGTCCTCGTTTCAAATACTCCTGCAACCGTGCGTCCACTTCTTCGTCCGTCGTCCCGTCGAGCACAAGGTCTGGAGCCTGCTCACCTTCAGCGCCGTGACTGACCCTGCCTGCGGCCTCGACCGCTCCGGCATCCCGGTCCAGGTCACGTAGCTCATCCTCCAGCTTGCGCCCATCCTCGGCTACATCCAGAACCTCGAACGCAGAGTGGCCCGATGCCCAATTCCGGGTAGCATCCTCCAACGGCGCGCCCTTGCGCGTCCCGACCGCAAACGAACCTGGTTTGCCTTTGCGCCCGGCCCCGGCAAACATCACCCTGCTGACCTTCTCCCCGGCTAAGTTGTAATAGGCCACGTTGCCAGAGTCGTCGAGCCGGGTTTCAAGAGGGCTGCCGTCCTGGTCAACCGGCCCCGGCAGACCTTCACGCTTGCGGAGCGCGACGAGTGCGGCCAGGCGGAAGGCCTTGCGCTGCTCAAAATAGTCACCGACCCTCTGCACGGCGCGGGCGGGACTGAAGATGGAGTCTTCAAACATTGGCATTGGGAACCTCCTCTGTCGGCTCATCCGCAGGCGCCAGCCTCACCCCGTCCAGTGACTTCAACCAAGCCAGCAACTGCTCGCGAAACCATTCTACGGTATCGACATCTTTGCACAAGACTGTCGCGCTCTCCCCAAGCAGCCACCGGTACGCCGGCTTGGGCTTTGTCATAGTCCCCGGACCATAGCATCCAACCATAACTCTCAGTCTCGCGGCGCCCATCTCACCGATGCAAGCCTCGAAGACATCGACATTGGCAGGCTCGTCAGCCAAGCCGGCAGCCTTCACTTCAACACGGATGCTGTCTTCATTCCACTGAGTTTTGGGGATACGGGGACGGGGGCTCAATGTTTCACCTTGACTTCCTTGATCCGGTACACCTCGTCCGGAAATCGCTGCTGCGCCCTGGCCAGCGCCACCTTCGCCGCACGCGCTGAGACTGGCCGGCCACGAAGAGTCCAGGGCGACGGGCGCCACCGGCCAGAGGTTTTGATCTGGATTACGAATTTCTTGGGCTTCTCGGTCATTCGACCACCACTTCCTTGATCTCGTATCGGTCCACGTTGTAAGGAGGACTGTCTGCAGCGTGGTCAGCGTCACACCACGCTTGCGCTTTCTCCTTTGTTGAAAACGCTACATCCGCCGCGCCGCCCCACTCGCAGCCGTTAAGCTCGATGATGAATACGGTATCGCCAATCATTACGCAACCTGCTTCCTTCGCGCCAAGGCTTCCCGGCGCAATTTGTTCGCGTACTTGACCAACTCCGCTTTCGGCAGTGC